GGGTGTAATGACAGGTGTGTTTGGTATATGGATGGGTCACGAGCATAAGGGAGACAAGTAATGTTAACAGCATTGATAGGACCAGTAACCAATTTAGTTGGTAAGTTTATTGAGGATAAAGATGCCAAGAATAAACTGGCACATGAGATAGCAACTATGGCTGAGAAGCACGCCCAGGAGTTAGCCAAAGGGCAGCTAGAGATAAACAAAGCCGAAGCTCAACATAAGTCAATCTTTGTTGCTGGTTGGAGACCTTTTATTGGCTGGACCTGTGGCATAGCTTTGTGTTGGCACTTTGTGTTAGCACCAGTAACTATATTCTTGTGTGCATATATTGGAGTTGCTATACCTGAGTTACCTACATTTGACATGGGTTCATTGATGACAGTGTTAATGGGTATGCTCGGATTAGGTGGTTTAAGAACTTACGAGAAGCAAAAAGGATTAACAAAATGATATGTTACAGGTGTAAAATTGTTTTGCAAAAGACCGAACTCAAAGATGTTTACAGATGCCCTATGTGCAAGAATGTAGAAAAAGTTATTGAAGAGAAGGAAGGGAAATGCGAAAATCTACAGTAAACAAGTCAGGTAATTACACCAAACCGACTATGAGAAAGCAGTTGTTTCAAACTATAAAAGCTGGTGGTAAAGGTGGAAAGCCTGGTCAATGGTCAGCAAGAAAAGCACAAATGCTTGCCAAGCAGTATAAAGCTAAGGGTGGTGGATATAAATAATGGCACTTACAAAACGACAAAGATCACTGAAATCTTGGACAAAACAAAAGTGGAGAACCAAGAGTGGCAAGCCTAGTACACAAGGGGCAAAGGCTACAGGTGAGCGTTACTTACCTGAAAAAGCGATTAAGGCTCTTAGTGCCAGTGAATACGCCAAGACTACGGCTGCTAAGCGAAGAGCAACTAGAGCAGGTAAACAGGTATCTAAACAGCCCAAAAAGATTGCAGCAAAAACGAAAAGATTTAGAAAGGTTACGTAATGTCAAAGCTGAGTCAAAACTTCTCTCTGAGCGAATTAACGAAGAGTCAAACAGCAGAAAGAAAAGGCATAATAAATAGTCCTAATGCTGATGAGATATACAATCTAAGATTATTAGCTGAGAATATATTACAGCCAATACGTAATAAGTTTGGTTCATTCATAGTATCAAGTGGTTATAGATGCCCTGAGTTGTCTATTGCTATCGGAAGTTCTGAGAATAGTCAGCACTGTAAAGGACAAGCAGCAGACTTTGAGGTAGCTGGTGTGGATAATTACGAGCTTGCAAAGTGGATAGAAGCGAACCTAAACTTTGACCAGTTAATTCTTGAATGTTATACTGGTGGTAACAGTGGCTGGGTACATTGCAGCTATGTTGAGAATGGAAGAAAAGAAACGCTTACATATGATAAGCAAAATGGTTATAGGCATGGGTTGATTAATGGCTAAGACTCCAGCGTGGACAAGGAAAGAGGGAAAGAATCCTAAAGGTGGTTTGAACGCCAAGGGCAGAGCATCTTACAAGGGTGGTACATTAAAAGCACCTGTAAAGAAAGGTGATAATCCAAGAAGAGCTAGTTTTCTAGCTAGAATGGGAGGTATGCGTGGACCTGAAAGAGATGCTAAAGGAAAACCTACGAGATTGCTACTCTCTCTGCGTGCATGGGGTGCGAGTAGTAAGGCAGATGCTAAGAGAAAAGCTGCTGCAATTAGTAAACGCAATAAAGCAAAAGGTAAGTAATTACGAATACATTCAGATAGAAAAGGAGACTGATATGCCTATGGGTAAAGGAACTTATGGTTCAAAAAAAGGAAGACCATCTAAGAAGATGGCTGGTAATGGTTTAACTGCAAAGCAAAAGACATTGCCTAGTGCTTTGCAAAAAAAGATAATGAAAAAGAAAAAGAAATAGTTATTTCTTCTTATCGTTACGTTTGTGTCTATAGCCTTCTCTAGCTGCTCCATGTTTATGCTCATAGTTAGAGCCACTTGTGACTAAACTAGATAAGCTAGAGTGACCTGTGTAAATTTGTGTTGGTTCTCTGAAGACTCTGCCGTATTCTTTTTCATTTACGGCTCTTGGATCATCTAAGACGCTCCAATCTTCTAGCTCTTCATCTTGTTGGGTTGCTGGTTTAATAACTCCTAATCCAAGATCAATGCAAGTGTGGCATCTTCTCATGGTGTTTCTTTTGTGGGCAACATACTTGAGTTTATTGCCACAGACATAACAGTTCTCGAAATCTTCACCAGCTTTGTTCATTGTCCTCTCCTTTTATTTCACTAGCGTAAACAAACCATCTCTTACCAAACTTTTTACCTTTGACCTCTCCGTTCTGCAACAAACGGAGAAGTCTTTTTCTATTGCTTGGTGTGTCTCCAAACATCAGTTCGGTAGCTTCCTGTGTAGAGTAATAAGCCTTAGAATGGGATTTCATCATTTAGCTCATCCTTTAATGCTGAAATAGGACTAGGCTTTGGTGGATCAATAGACTGAGCTAGTGATTTCATACCAGGCTGTGATACTCCATCTGATATGCTGTCTGTGTAGACTCCTTGCACCACCTCGGATATGGCAAGACCTAGTGAGCCATCATCATTGCCAAATAGTTTCACGCTGTATCTAGCATCTTTTCTGAGGTGTATGTCTGCTGGGTTACCATCTTTGTATGGTGTCCACTTTGAGTTACCATGTGTAGCCTTGCCCTCTGTGTTAGGGAATAATGTTATGTTTACTACTTTTCTATATTGATTAGCCATTTGTTTTCCTTTCTAAATTAGCTTCATGTTTAGTAAATATGTCAACTGCTTTTTTGTATAAATCTACATTCTGCTCTTTCATTTCATCTAATATATTTTTGGATTCATGGAAGTAAGCGTGCAGTTGAGAAACAGTTCTCTTTTGTTGACACCAATGGTCAAAGTCTTGCAGCTTTTTCTCGTGCATTTCTCTCCTTTCTTCGGCTGTTGTTTCACGAGGTTTTAGATTGTCAGGTGGTAGATTTTGGAAGTCTTCCTTAGTAAAAGGTTCGTCAGGTTGTTTTAAGGCTTGTGTCTTTCTCTCAACTGCGTCAAGTTCATTCGCACTTGCATACTCACCACCAGCCAGTCCAAGACTAGCCAAAGCTCTACCGATTGCAGAAGTCTCAGCGTTTTCCAAAGCAGATGTTGTATTGACCATGCCTTGTCCTCGTATCTCTTCTGCCATACCAGCACCGACAATGCGACTTTCTTTGTCTGTGATAATAGCTTTGACAACAACACGCTTGCCATCATTGACTAATATCTCAGTATCAAGACCAAAGTCTGTGCCATGTATTCTTCTAAAGGCTTCCATTCGGTGGACAACCTGTGTGTACAGCTTGCCACCTTTTTGCTTGACACCATGAGACTTGTGTAAGTCTGCAATGGCATCCATAGTTTGTGCTAAATTACTCATTCTTTCCTCTTATTAGTTTACTTAACATTTCCATAAGCAATTCGTTCTGCTTGGTAACAGTCTTATGCTTATCCTCTAGTTTAGCTATACGTTCTTCTAACAGATCTATAGCTTGTGCATGATACTGTTCAGTATCAGTCATCTTCTTTCTCCAATCGGAGACTAATTCGTGTATCATATTCCTGCCCTTTCTTCTGCCATATGCTGTATTCTGTCCTCATCAGTTACTGATTCATAGAAGTAATGCCTGGAACTCCACATCTTTAGCTGTTTTCTGCCACTCTCAGCCTTGATAGCAGTACCATCAGTAACAATCAGTCCTTTTTCTTTTAAGGCTTTGTAGCGTGCTGTAATCGTGCTGTATCGGTATTCAGGTAAAGCGTATTGTACTTGATCTGATATACAGCCACTCTCACCGAATGAATCTATCACTCCGAGTACAATCTTTTCCATGCGATTTGCATCAATTTTCTCTGCACTTTGATGGCTAGTGTATGGATCTAGGTTTCTTCTAAGTTTAATTGGATTTGTCATGTTATCTCCCATAGTTGTTTAGCTAGGTTGGTTACGTTTGGTCCATGTCTTTGCGATATCTGCACCATGTCAGGTTGGACTAGTCCAGCTAACGCTTTCCATGAACCTCTACTTGCTTTGAGTAAGTTCTGAGTGACTAACCAAGAACGTACTACGTCATCATAAGCCTTTTGCAGATTCTCTTCTGTCATAAGCTCACAATTTGTTTCGTCTACTATGTTATAGCCTGATGATGTTACGAATAACAAAGCTGGTTTTTCTCCAGTAGCTTTCCAGTAGACTGCTTGTTGCATAACTTGTTGTGCAGATGGTTCTGTCTTAGGTTTAGGCACACGCCAAGACCTAGTTCCATCTTTTTTTGGTGGATTTCTCATAGGTAGAGAGCATTTAAGGTCTATCTGCTTACCACCACCTGAGTAATCTTGATATAAAACAACTGGTACATCTATCTTAGGCTCAATAAATTGCTTCATTGATTCTCCCTCGATACGATTAACACCAGTAAAATATTGTTGTAGTCCATCAACAGCGTGCTTAATCATCTCAGGTATATGGTCAAGAAACTCCTCGTATTCCTCTGCATCTTTGCCATTATCCCAAGTTCTAGGATTGTATCCTTGATACTCTGTGAGTGCATACCTTACTGCTTCATTGATATCCATTGATTCTTGGACACCTCTGATCGGACTGTAGTTGTGCAATCCCATAGCACAATCAACACCTGTCTGTACGTTTATCCCAGCTATAGGTCTTGATGCCATAGGAAAAGACATCTTATGTTCTTTTCTAAGGTAATGCTTGAGTATCATTTCGTCTTTGGTTGTTGTGCCATTGCTTGCACTTTCATGCTCAATGCCAAAGTTTAATCTGTAGTCAGGTATCTCAGCCATTGCTTGCCCTTTCAAGAATTAAGTTCCAAGCGTTTTCTATATCTTTCCTCTCTTGGTCTTCGTCATTGTATAATTCATCACAAATCAAAACTAACTGATGCTGTATAGTTCCTATTGCATCTTCTAATTGCTTATCCATTAGTCTATCTCCTGTACCATGTAGCCACTTCTTCGACTATCAACATACGTAAGACCTCGAAGCTCATCTAAGAATACTTCCCAATCTCCTCCATCATAATCAAAATTATCTGTGTCAAAGTTTAACCTCGCACCATATTTTTTGACCATATCTTCTTTGTGCATTAAAACTAATTTACCCATAATAATCCTCACTTTCTTTGCTATTGATTACGATATTATTCTTTACAATCTTTACTGTCAACACATTATTTAATTATTATTGACAGATTGTCAACATATAAATATTATCTTGTTATGAAATTAATTGACTACATGAAACAGAATAAGCTAACGCAAAACAAGTTTGCCCATAAATCAGGGTTAACTCGTTCAACCATTTGCAGATTGCTGAAGTGCGAAAGATTTCCAAGTCCTGATACTATGAACAAGATAGAGTTGGCTACACTTGGTCAGGTAACTGCTAATGATTTTCTCAAACAAATGCAAGAAAGAATGGTAAATGGCAGATTCTCGTAGGAAAGGTGCAAATTTTGAATTACAAGTTTGCAGACTTATCAAGCAAAATCTTAACATAGAAGCTAGGAGAAATTTAGATCAGTATCAAGCAAGTGGAATGGCTGATATAATTATTCCTGGTTGGTCAATAGAATGTAAAGCCTATCAAAAAGGCACAACCTATAAGTCAAAGTGGTGGCGACAAACTAAAGCAGCTGCACTTACTAAAAACTTAACACCAGTATTGATATATAAATTTAATAATTCTCCAATAAAGTGTGTTATTCAAATAAAAACATTAACTAAAAACTTTGGATCTGATCCTGACTTGTTATGTGAAGTAGGTATAGATACATGGTTTTACATTGTGAGGGAAAGAGATGGATAAGTTTGAATTACTGCAAAAGACTGCTGATGTTATTAAGGAAAGAGGTGAGAGCTATGGCTCTATGGTAGATAACCATACTCGTATTGCGAAGTTATGGTCTGTGATACTGGATAACTATGTTACGACTGAGCAAGTAGCTCTTTGTATGATTGCTCTGAAGATGTCAAGACTTATGGAAACACCAAACCATGATGACAGTTGGCAAGACATTTTAGGTTATGCCCTAGTAGGTTATGAGTGTGCTGATGCAAAAAAATAACTACATATTACCTAATGGGAATGTGCAGATTAGTTTTAGTGGTGGTCGTACTAGTGCTTATATGCTTTACAAGATACTTGAAGCTAACAATGGATTGCCTAACACAGCTAAAGTTGTCTTTACAAATACTGGCAGGGAAATGAATGAAACTTTAGATTTTATTCAAGAGTGTTCTGACAGATGGAATGTACACGTTACATGGCTAGAGTATGATATTGTAGATGGCAAGAATACATTTAAAGAAGTTAGTCATAATTCAGCTAGTCGCAATGGCGAACCTTTTGACAAGTTAATAGATAAGTATGGCAGGTTACCTAATGCTTTACAAAGGTTTTGTACTGGTGTTTTAAAGATACAAACTTCAGCTAAATACCTAAAATCATTAGGTTGGCATAAATGGAATCATGCTTTAGGCATAAGGGCAGATGAACCAAAGCGATATAAAACAGATTACAGAGATGGTTTTTATCCTTTCTATCCCATTTACGAAGCTCAAGAAACTCTTGTAGATGTAAATAACTTTTGGAACAAACAAATATTTAAACTGAATTTACCTATTGTTGGTGGGAAAACCTTAAAAGGTAATTGTGATTTATGTTTTTTAAAGTCTGAAGCTCAGTTAGCCATGATAATGAAAGAAAATCCTAGTCGTGCTAAATGGTGGATAAACACAGAAAAAAGATTTGCAAAACAATTTAACAGAGATAGAAACCTGGAATCTTTATCAAACTTTGTAAGCAGTCAACAAGATTGGGTGTTCGATCAACAAGGGTATTTCTGTCAAGCTGATGGTGGGGAGTGTACTGGCTGATGCAAAAAAATGATTTCAATTTAATTAGAAAATATGCCAAGACCTGCAAGACAAAAGATAGGTTTAAACAAATTATGCTTTCTCTTAATGTGATTGGGAAAGAAGACAATCATATGACTGATGTTACTCTTGATGCTTACTGGTCTTACTATAATGATTTGACTAGAGTGGAGCAAAGTATGAGAGATGTTTCTCGTTTTGTGCATGGCTACGTTAGCAAACATATCCAAGATAAATTATTTTCTTGACAGGTTTTTTCTCTTTTGTATAATCAGCGTAGCTGTCCTAGCACAGCCATACGGCAACGATCAAAACATTGTTTTGTTTTCATAGTCTTAACGAATGTATGCAATAATAAAAATAAAAAAAATATCTGAGATTTGATAGAAATGCAATACAGTACATCTATGCAGTACAGTACTGCATAGATATACTTACATAGATTTGCGTTTTTATTTCTCGTCTTGATAGATACGATTAACTAAAATAGATACAGTCCTATTTACTGGAATCTGTCCTGACTCGTAGTACGTTATCATTCTGATAGTTAGTCCTAACATTTCTGCGAACTCTTTTTGAGTGTATTGGAGTTCTTTTCTGATAGTTTTAAATTGCTCTTTTGTTAATTGCATGATAATCTCTCCTTATCCTTTGCTAGGTTAAGGCTCTGCATTTCATGTTGTGCAGAGCCTTTTTTATTTTGGTTAATAATCTTCTTCTATATCAATTATGCAGTTCTTGACGTAGTCTTCCCAGTCAATTTCTTTTGCTTTCTCAAGTGCTTCTTCTTTATCGTAAGCTAGTATTATTGGGAGCTTGTAATAAATCGTTACCCTTGCTTGATATTCTTTTAGTTTATCCACGTTATTGTCCTTTCTCTTTTGCTAGTTTGTTTAGCTCCTTACAAGCTATGTCTAGCTTGCCTGCCATTTCTCTTATGGTTGCCATGCCCTCGTCAAATCCTTGCTTTGATAGCTTGGGATTTTGAAGAGCCATGATTAAGATTTCACTGGCTGTCTTCCAATTAGGTGTTATATCAATAGTTTGTTTATTCATGTTTAGTGCCTTTCTCTTTGCTAGTTATGCTGTTAATGGCGTTTTAAGAGCCTTACAGCTTGGTTAATGTAAAGACTAGACTAAACTAGCCTTTACAATTCTTTTTGTTTATAGGTTAA